ATTTTTTAGTATGTCTATAACTTTGCTTTCTATTTCTTTAGGAGTACCTGCAAGAAGTTGTTCTTCAGTATAGTTTGCATAAATGGTTTTTCTTCCGTGTGTTTGCATTAGTTCAACTCCTTTTTAGTTTACATTTTGTTTACAATTAGGAAATATATAACATTTGTTAATTTTTGTCAAATTTCACTAAAAAAGACAACTAAATTAGTTGTCTTATACCCACTATTGCTTCTGCTTTTTGTACTACTGAATTTTCTTCTATTATTTCGCTACCAAATAATGCACAACTGTCTGGTGCGTCATCATTAGGATTTGTACCACTAGAGTTGTAAACTGTTAAATTGTCCATAAATTTGCCCATTTGAGTTCCATTTCCATACATACCTTTTTGTGGAAAAACAAGTTGTTTTTTTATAATAGATTTTTCGTTTTCAATTCTTGTTGCTTTTGGTATTGTATTATATTTTTCGATTATTTCACAATAATAAACACCTAAAGATTTTAATTTTGCTTCAATGTTTTGTTTTAATTCACTTGTAACATTACTTTCTATAACAAGTTTAATTATATGGTGTTCTACTATTTTTTCAACTATTTCATCATACATATCTTTAGTTGCAGTTCTTGTGAATAAACAATCTTTTAAATAATATAAAATATTGCCATCATTTTCAACTTTTTTAAAGATAGGCATAGCAAAGTAGTCCTTACCACTTTTTCTAGTAGCATCTATTACTGAATAAGAACCTATATAATCCGAACTTGGTATAGTTTCGTAAGTCATTAACTTTTCGTAACTAAATTCCAATGCTTCAGGGTTCGTTGCGATTTGTTGGAAGTTTGTTTCCCATAAGTATTCATCCATATTTGCTTTTTCTTTTAAAAGTTCTTCAGTTGACTTTATTTCTGGGCAAGTGCTTTCTAAAGTTTCATAATCAAGTGCAGGTACTTGAATTATTACACAACTTTTATCTTCACTAATTAAAACGTACTTATATTTTGGGTGTGGATAAAACGTATGTTCTCTTTTTAATTGTTGTATTTTTAAATCAATGTAATCTCCACTAGCCCATAAAGTACCAGTAATAACTCTTTTTGCCTTTTTATTTTGAATATATCTTTTTTCCCAAACTGTTAAAGATTTATTGTAGTAATATTTGTTTAAACTTTGGTTCATTGCTTCTTTATAGTCAGGATACAAGTCGTCTATATGTATCCATTTACTTGCTCTTGAACCTACTACGTTTGATTGTGTTGTTTTTGCATAATAACTATATTGTAGTTTTGCATTTTTTAATTTCCATTTTTCTTCAGTTTCTTTTAAGAAAAAGTTTTTATCTTCTTCATTCCATTTTAAATGTGGAAATACTTCACCAAACCATTCGCTTTTTATTTCGTCCATTACTAATTTAGACCCTGCTTTAACAACGTCATCATTAGAACAAAGAGCCAACATCGCCCCAGTATCGTCTATACCATAAGACCAAGCCTCTGCAATTTTTTCAGGAAATGTCTTTCCATACCCACTCGGAGCATTAAAAATTAAATCGGTAAAATTAGAGTTATAAACCATTTCTTGTAAAAAGTGAATGTAACCATTTAATATACCATATCTAGGTTCAAAAAACTTTTCTTTTTCTGGTTCATCCCACTCACGATAAACCATATAATGTTCTAACGAAATTCTTGCACCTATTTTATAAGCATATTTTATTTGTTTTTCATATTCTATTAAGTGATTAGTATTATTATCTATCTTAATCAACAAATCCAATAAAGGAATGTATCTTTTAATAGCCAATTTACCACATTCATTAACGTTCTTTTCAAAGTTATTAAATAAAGAATATAAATCCTTCATCATTTCAAATATATCTTCGTACTTTATTTTTTTAGTTTGACTATATTTAAAATTTGTTTCTAAAATGGTTAATATCTTATCTATTGTTTCATATATCTTTTTATCTTGTTCGTTCATTTAGTTAATTGCCTTTTTTCTTTGTAAAACCTTTATATTTGTTTAGTCTTTCATTTATTCTATCAAAGTCTAATGGTTCAACTATACTAACATTAACCTTTGGTTGTTCTTTTTCAATTAATTCGTTTTGAGATTTCATTTTAAATATAGTTGTTCTTTCTCTAACCATACCCATTTGACTCATTGTTATATTTTCATCGCCAATTTGGTCGTATATCTTATTTGCAACTATTCTTAAGTTTAAATCTTGACTATTTTTGTAATTTCTTAATGTATTTAAAGTTAAACCAGATAACTTACAAAAAGAAGTTAAAGATGGTGGATAATTTCCAATTTTATCATTAACTTCTGCTATTAAAAAGCAATAATAGTCATATACCATTCCTAATTTTTCTGCATTATACAACGGTTCTTGACAAGTTATAGGAACTATTGATTTAAAAAAATAGTTGTTTATAACTAAAGGATTTACCTTTACGCCAAAAGATGTAGGTTCACCTTCTTTATTCCAACTAGTTGGTTCTTTATGTTCTTCGGCATATTTTATTAGTTCTTTAACAATATTATCTTTTTGTTTTTCTATATTGCTAAACATATTATCTACTTTGTTTTCAGTGTAAAATTGTTCCAATTCTCTTAAATCGTTTTGATTTTTTTTCATAATTTCAAGATTATTTTCTTTGTTTTTACTCATTTTCATCTCTCCTACACTATATTGAAAATAACATAGTTTGCATTTTTAGTCAAATTATAGTACAATTAATATTAAAGTAGGGATGCTAATGAATAATGAATTAATAGGTGAATTATCTTTATTGACATTAGAAGAAAAAAGTTTAAAAAGAAATTTAGATAGAAATTATTACAATGAATCATTAAGAACAGAATTATTTACTAGATTAAAAGAAGTTCAAAGAAAAATAAGAGTAATAAAGTTTAAATTAAGATTAAATAAGGAGATTGGTAGAAATGAAAAATCTAGGAAAAAGATTTGAAGAAAATTTTAAGTTAAGTGTTCCTGAAAATTTGTTTTTTTATCGTTTTCGTGATACTGCAAGTTCTTATTATGGTGGAAATAACAATTTACGTTTTTCTTCAAGCAATATTGCAGATTGTCTTATACAAGACCCAACAATAGGTTTGTTATTAATTGAACTAAAATCTCACAAAGGAAAATCAATACCATTAAGTTGCATAGTTGGAACAAGAAAAGGCGATAAACTCACAACAAAAGAAAAACAAATGTTCGATTTAAGAGATGCAAATAATTATGTAGGTGTTTATGCTTATTTAATAGTGTTTTTTAGCGATATTGAGGAATGTTATTCATTAGATATAGAAAAATTTATGGAATTCTATTATTTAAGTTGTTTAGGAGAAAGAAAATCTATTCCTATATCGTATTTTGAAGAAAATGGCAAAGAAATTGAAGTTAAAAAACTAAAAACTAACCATAGATTTTGCATTGATAAGTGGTTAAACGATTTATACAAAGAAAAAACGACTAAATAGTCGTTTTTTTGGCTTTTTGGAGGGCTTGGAGAGTTTTGCAATCTCGCTCACGGACTTGCAATCCGTTGCCTTTCTTCTTGGCTACAAGCCCATTTAAAGGGCTTTTTTTAAACCCTTTATTTTTTTACTAACCAACCACATCTCATTACTCTATTTCTACAATCAAATGTGTCATACAAAATTTCATCGATTGCAACAGTTATATGCCCATTCATTGTTATTAAGTAAATACCTTTTGGATATTCAACCAAAAATTCACCTACTGTTTTTGAGTAATGTGGAACTCTTTTATATTTTTTATCAAGATAATTTTCTACAAAGTTGACATCATCAAGTAAATTTCCTTCTTCTTGTGCTAAATCACTTAATTTTTCATAAGTTTCATCCCAAGATTTTCCTTCAGCAACTGATATTGCCCTTATAACACAATCATTAACAAAATTCCCTTTTGAATTTGCATTGTAGAATTTATAACTCATTACATTTGCCCCATTTTCTTAAAGTAATGTTCCATCATTTTAATTTCATCTTGTGAATTAGCATTTTCTTTTAAGTGTTTAAAATATTCATAAGCACTTTCCATTAAATTGCTTAATGCTTCCATAGATTCACCTTCTGCACCATATTGTCCACTTTCAGAATAGTTTCCATAATGATACATCATTTCATCCATTATTTCTTCACCACGATAGCGACCTCTACCTGTTCCTTTTACACCTCTACGACCATAAGAACCTTCGTTGTATCTTCCTCTACCAGTACCAGGTACACCACGTCTACCATAGTTTCCACCTTCGCTATATTCTCCATAGTTGCCCATAGTTCCTTCTCCATATTCTCTATATCTCATTTTTATTTCCTCCTCTTTAGTTTGCCAATACTTTTCATTGGCTATATCTTTGTGAATATCAACCATTTTGTTTAATGCGTCAATATTCTCCATTTTTATTCCTTCTTCAAGAACACCATTCATTAATTTTTCAATTTCTTTTGTTAATTTTTCTTGAATATTAAGTTTTTCTTTATTTTCTTCCATAATATTGCTTATGCTTTCTTAATAATTGAAAAATTGGCATTTTGAATTATAGGAATTTCAGTATCAGTTGCAGTTCCTGGTAATGTAGCACCAGTTAAAACACTAGGTACACTTGCAATACTTAAATTAGCATCAGATTTGCAACATACTTGTATTAATTTGTCAAATGAAACATTAAAATAATCACCAACAGTTGTAATTGTTGCAATTACAGTTGTTCCTTGAATTAAAACACCATCTTGAAACAAACCTAAAGCAACAGTACCAGCAGTAGCACTAGTTACGTTAGCATTAAATGAAACTTCGTATAATCCACCTTCTAATATTTTGAAAAGTGGTGAACCTTCACTATGTTGTAACCAACCACAACAATTAGCCTTTCTACTTCTAATATCATCATTTGAAAATGTTAAATTAGATGAATTACTAGTAAGTGTAATTGGTAATTCTTGAACACTTTGAATCATAATATCATTCCTTTCTAAAAAAAATAAAGAGAATAGGTCTTGCCTATTCTCTTATATGTTAGCAAGTTCCTAAAATTAGGTTAGTCTATTAGACCTCTCACTTATTAAAAATTATTGCATCCACAACCATTGCTATAACCAAATCCAGTTATTCCATAATTGTAGCAACAATTTGGATTTGGTACGATGTAAGCAGGGTCTGGGCAAGGTTTTAATTGGCTAATTAAATAGTTGTTTTGTGCTTCTTGAGATGCTCTTAATCTTAAAGCATTAATTTCATTTTGTTGTGCTTGAATTTGAGCATTTTTATCTTCAATTCTATTAGCAACTATTTCATCGTGTAATGCACGATAGTTAGCATTTTGGTTGTCAATTATATCTCTAGTATTAGTGCATAATGTTTGTTGAATAGCATTTGTATTAATTACGTTATTGTAATTAATTGCATCTAATCCTCTTTGAGTTGTACAGCAACAATCTGCGATTTGTTGTCTTATATCACAACAACAATTTGCTAATTGACTAGAAATGGCATTTGTTCCTTGTAAATAAGCAACATTTAAACCATTGAACCCTTGACATAGTGTTTGTTGTGTGTTTGCAAAACCATTTACCATTGTGTTATTTAAGGCAAATGTTGCATCACAAATTCCTGAATTTACACTGTCTAATTTTCTTTCGATTGTAGCGAAATCAGTTGCTAAAATGTAATTTTCACCAACTCCTCCACCATTTCCATAACCTCCACCGAAGCCATTACGACCCAAGCCAAAGATTAAGAATAATACGATAATCCAAGCCCAATCGCCATTACCATATCCACCAAAACCACTATTTCCGTTGTTTCCAACTTCCATAACTGGTAATATACCTGTTTCTCCTCTCATTTTATATCTCCTTTCTTTTTTCAAATCTGCTTGATTAATATACAAATCCGCGGTATAATGTATATGTCGAGATAAGCAAGAAGATTTATATAAGCACGAGAACTTATCTCGACAATAAACTCTTGTGCTTGTATAAGTCTTTTTGTTTTCTCTAGAAAGGAGTATTTATGCAAGAGATATGGAAAGATATAAAAGGTTATGAAGGATATTATCAAATTTCTAATTTTGGGAATGTAAAAAGTTTAAAAAGAAAAAGATATAACCATAGACTTCAAAAAATAATAGAAATAAGTACAGAAAAATTTTTAAAACCTTTTGCTGACAAAAAAGGTTATTTGCGAATTAAACTTCAAAGCAACACTAATAAAAGAACAATTTCTATTCACAAACTAGTAGCACAAACATTTATATCTAATCCTAATAATTATCCACAAATTAACCATATTGACGGTGTCAAAACAAATAATTGTGTTAATAATTTAGAGTGGTGTACTTGTTCTTATAATGTTCAAGAAGCTTTTAGACTTGGATTAAGCAAAAAAGGGAAAAATCATTTTAGAAGTAAACAAGTGATTCAATACGACTTAAACGGAAATTTTATAAAAAAATGGGATTGTGTTATAGATGCAATAAATAATTTAAATTTAAATAAATACGCTTCAACTGGAATCTCTTTGTGTTGCCAAGGTAAATGTAAAACAGCGTATGGTTATAAATGGAAATATGTTGACAAATAACATATTTTTTTATTTTTTTATTCCAAATTGATTAAGAAAATTGTTGAATTCATCATCAAAATTTTTCCCTTGCTCTTTAAATAAGTTTCTAGCAAAGTTTTCAATACCTTCATTATTGCCATTTTGAGCCATTTCTACAAGGTTTTTAACCATAGGGTTATTATTTGACTTAACCATATCTAAAACTGCTTGTTTAGGGTTTTTAATGCCTTTTATGAAGTTAATAAAGTTATTGTTATTGTTCATATTAATCTTCCTTTACTTTTTTTGTTTTAAATTCTTTTAATTGCTTCTTAATTTCTCTAATATCATCTTTTAAATCTTGAATATCACTTAAATCTATATCACTTATTGCTTCTTGTAAATCTTCAAATGTTGCATATCTTATTGTTTCCTTTTTTTCTTCTTCGTATGGTTTATAAACCACTATTTTGCTAGTTCCATCCATTTGTAATTGCTTACTAACAATAGCACTACCATCTGTTAATGGAAAATAACTAATACTTCCATCTAAAGGAATGTCGGTTGCTTTAACCACTTCTATATTGTCGACTATTTTTCCTAAAATAATACTTTGTGTAGGCATTTGCATTGGTTGTTGTATTGGTTGAACATAATTTTGTTGTGGCATAGCCATATTTTGAACATTTGCAAACTTATTTTGTTGATTGTAATAAGGATTACCAAACATATTTATCATCTCCTATATAAAAATAAAAAGAGAACAAAATTCATAACTCCTCAATAATTGTTTTAAAATTATCTATTAAGTATTTGTTCTCCTTTCTAACTCATAATGAGGTGTTCCTCATTACACCTTCATTTTATTACAAAAAAAAGAACTTGTTTTATCAAGTTCTTGTATAATTTTTATAATATTTTTCTAATTTTTTTCTTTAATTTTTTTATCATTATATCAAGTGTAGGTTCGCTAACACCAAGTAATTGTGCCATTTTTGGTCTACTATAACCTTTTATCTTATATTCTAGCAATTTTTGATATTCTTCATTCAACATTGCTAAATCTATTATTTCTAGGTATTCTTGTTTAGTAAATTCAAACATAGCATCACTTCTTTTTATTCTTCTTTTTATAAAACTTTCCACATACAGGACAATTTTCAGAGTTTGCCTTAGATTTTCTATATTTAGTTGTTTTTTTACTTAATTTGATTTTTCCCAAATTTCATCACCAATTTTAATTGTTGATTCATTAATGGTTTCAACTTCTTGAATTTCTATAATTTCTTCTTCTGTTGTTCCAATATCGTTTAATAAGTATATCGTATAACAAGCAAGTCCTAATAAAGCAACAAAAGTAATAATCCAAATAATAAATAATCTTTTGTTTTGTTTTTTATAGTCTTTTAATATTTCTAAAGCAAAATTTTCGTTTCTTAATTCATCTAACTCTTTTTTCATTTCTAATACTTGTTCTTTCATTTTATTCCTCCTATTTGTGGTATAAAGAAATATGATTTTTTATCGCTTTATTAACTTTTTCTTCTATTTCTTTGTCATAAAATTCTAATTTGTTTAGTATTTTTTCAATATTTTGTTCAATTTTTCCTAATCTATATTCAATAAGGTCGTGTTTAGAGAATTGTTTTTGTTCTTCAATAGCATCTTTGTTTGATTTATCTTTTCTTGATAATACAAAAGAAGCAATACTTATAACACACCCTATAATTGATATTGTTAAAGGTATACCTAATTCCATAAAAAAACCTCCTTCTTATGTTATAGAATATAACATAAGACTTATTTTTAGTCAAATTGTGGGTTTTCTTCTTGTTCTATTTCCATTATTTTATTTCTTCTAGCACACCATAGTCGATATTCATTAGATATATTAAGTCTTAATTTAATATCTACTTCTTCTTTGTTAAGATAATCCCAAAATAATGCCTTTAATGGGTTTTTTAGTATACATAATTGGTAATAAAAGTACCATTTATACAATTCCTTATAGTTTTGGTCTAGTAGTCTATATTGGTCTCTAATTGTGTCTTTTTTTAGGTAAAAATCTACAACGTCAATAAATCTCATTCCTTCTATTTCGTTCATAAATTCTTTCATATTTGTTCTCCTTTTTATTCAAAGCCAATATTTTCCACCTATATTATACTACATTTATTAAAATAATACAAGAAAAAAAAGAGTTATATAACCCTTTTCTGAAAATAGGCATAGCCTATGAAAAAGAAAAAAACATTAAAACAGTCTAGTGCCTTATAGACACTGTATCAGTGATATGAACCATAACTTAATCTTAAGATTATTATGTTCGCTGTTCACACGCATATCACCAATACACTACCTATAAAGATAGTGTTTGTTTAGGAAGTTTCCTCGTTTATGGAACAATTATTTAGTATCTATCTTTCTTGCTTTTATAGATACTGTACTAATGATATAATGGTCGTCCAACCATACGTCTTAGTTTTTTTAGAACTCTCTTCTCAACTAGTATAGGTTCAAAGACTTTCTAAACCGTAATTTAATACGTTAAAACTTTAAGGTTACTTTATATATCATCAGTACACTACCTACAAAAGGTAGTGCAGAAAGACTATTAGTTTGAAGTAAGATATTTACCATAGTACCTATTATCATAGATACTGTGCCACATAATATGTACGACAACATAGATTTTTGTATTTTGAATGCCATCGAATAGGCTATCTATGAACCATTTCCGTCTAGCATTTATTGTCTTAATATATACATATTACATAGCACACTATCTACAATTAGACAGTGTTTCGGTTCTACATATACCATACGTGATAGGGTTAGCATCAACTTAATGATACTGTACTAAATAATATATTCGCTTTTAGCATTATCACGTGCTTAATGCCTTGATGATTTCAATGGGAACTCCAACAAGTTATCATCTTGTTTTCTAACCCTCACCCATTCATGTTACTCTATACTATTCAGTACACTAGCATCAAATTAACACTAGTGTTCAACAAAGGGGAATTTCATTAATTTTTAAAATTGGAGGTTTAAAAATAACGAATAATTTAGGCAACTACTTTTGTTACCTAACTACATATTACCACTTTTTTTAATTCTTGTCAACATTTATTTTTTCTTCTTTCGTTTCATACACACTCAATGCTATTATTGAATTTGCACGAATAGCATAATTATCATTATAAATCCATTTTGAATTGTCTATAAATTCAACAATATCTTCAACAGTAGCATATTCTTTTAAATCTATACAATGTGAACTACCATCTTTTAATATTAATTCTACTACTTTCTTTTTAACTGTTTTTGTTTTTTTCATTATTTCACCTTCTTCTTAAAATAATCTTCTACTATTTTATGTATTATGTCGTGGGAACAAGCACTTATATCTGCTATATCTTCGTCAGAAAACTGCATTTCAGAATGACCAACATATTCATAAATATAACAGTGCATTAATTCGTGCAACAACGTTCTTCTTTTTCTATCTTTTGGCTGACTTTTATCTAAATAAATTTTACAAGTCTTATGATGTGTAGCACCTAAATATACCCCAGTTTCAGTTTCTCTAGTTTCACAACCATCTCTTTCGTCTTCTTCAATTCTAAATTGTTTATAATTGGCTTGTTCCATTTCTATTATTTCAAATTCTATATCATTCATTTTAAATTTCATTGCATTTTCTCCTTAATAATTAAGCACTCTCTACCATTTTCTCCTGTTGTTTTATCGTAATACTCAAATATCAACACCTTATCACTAAATGCAAACGACACCAAGTCCTTATCATTCATTTTATATTTAATTGTTTCTAGTAATTTCTTGCCTTCTAAAGTTATTTCCCTTTTTTCTTCTATAACCTTATACTCTTTATGACTTCCTTCTGTCTTTTCGTTGTCGATAATAGCACTTTTACTTATTAAATACATTTCATAGTCATCATAAATATTTACATTCACAATTATCATCTCCTAAAGCCTCATCAAAAAAATTTTCTAATTTTCTCGGCATTTTCTTTTCTTACATTTTCTTCTACACCTTCAACTAAATCTTTTAAAAAGTCTTTTATTGGATTTAATTGTTTTTCTTTATCTATTGCTTCTATTAAAGTTATGATTCCAACTTTTAAATAAGCATTTTCCTTAACCAATTTTAAATGTTCCGTCACTTTAATCATCATCTCCTAAATTATTTATTAAACATATCTATATAATAACTTTGGTCTAAATTTATATTTTTTTCTTTAACAAAATCTAATAATTCTTTATAAAAAGGTGTGCCCTTAAATCTTTTATATTTGACTAAATATATAGCAATATAACACTTTCTATTTTCAGCAGAATTATGTTTACTATTTTCAAATATTTCAGCAAGTGGTATATCTGCTTCACTAAGTTCATCATTATAAATTACTTTCATAACCTCACAAACCTTTCTATTTATTCATTATTTTCAAATCTTTCTTCTAAATCTTTTAAAGTTGTATTTGGTTTAAAGGTATTAAAACTATCTTTTTCCATTTCTTTTAATATATTCCACAAATCATTATGTTTTTGATATAACCATTTTAATTGACTTAATCTTTGTTTTGGGCAAAACCAACAACCACCTCTAAAAGATGTTTTGTATATTGGACTAACTAAATCATATTTCTCACATATTTCCATTGCTTCTTTTTCTGTTATTTTTAAATCATAAAGTGGAGCAATGTGTGTTTGATGATTTAATCTTTCATATCTTTTTGGTTCATCATAAGCAATTCCAACATATTGAATAACTTGTTCTTTTTGTTTTCTTAAATATTCCTTAATAGGTTGCATTTTTAACCTATCATTACACCAAGCCCCTATTGTATATGGAAACCCATAATTATCTCCAATATGATTTCCTCTTTGTTTTACTTTATAAAATTGTTCCTTAAATGTTATTCCTTTTAAATGTGTAACTTCAATGTTAAATTTTTCTTTTAATATTTTTTCTGCTTTAGTTATAAAACTTGCCATCTCTGGTGTTTCACCACTTATATTATCATCGAACATAATATCGACATAAATAACCTCATCAAGTGGCAAACCTAATTCCTTAATTTTAATAAGCATAGCAAGACTGTCCTTGCCAAATGAAACACTTGCTACATATTTCACATTACCCCTCCAAACTTATCTTCTATCTTTTTGCGTAAACGCATTATTACTCACCACTTTCTTTTAATTCTGTAATTTCCTTTTGTAAATTCATCATAAGTTTTTGTGCTATATTTTGCTCTTTTTCTTCTACAAATGATTTTGTATATT